CATAAAAATAATATTGTAAATACTACTCCTTTTCCAAATGATAACCACAACATGTGGTAATCGTCCAGTCTCATAGCATCTTGAAATCCAGTTAACTGAAATTCATGCCAATTACGAAGTTTTTCTAACATACTATTCATATATTTCTCCTAGTTTGTTTGTGTAATGGTAATATTTATAGACGAACCATCACCCACCTTTATTAGTGAACCTTTTTCGTCTGTAGTGGTTCTAATCGTTGCTTGTGCATAGATTGGGATTTTAATGGAGATAACTCCTTGAACTTCCCTGTAGAACCAAATTTGACCAAGACCCTTGTCTACAATTGTATTGTATTGAGAATCTTTATCAAACCCAAATGCAGTTCCTTCTATTCTTGCAACTCCGAAAGGGTCTGCCTTTCTTTCTGCATCGATACCAACCTTTCGGTCAATCTCCAAAACTACATCTAGTAAATCTTGTAAGAAATCGACATCTAATAAGTCTCTGTCGAGTTCTGTATATTCCAACTCATCGTCTTCAAAGTAATCTTCTTCTAAATCATTGAACTCTAAAAAGTCCACGTCTAGAATGTTGCTACTATCATTTTCGTTGTTAGACGATTCTTCTGCAACTTGGTCAACAACCTCTTCGGGTGGATTCACAATAAACATATTGTCAATCATATTTGCATCTATTCCACTCACTGTCACTGGTTTAGTGGGTGAATCATCAAAAGTAGATACCATAGTTGCCTGATACGCTTCTTCTAGTGTCACACTTCCACCAGCATTACTAACAATAATCTTACCCGAAGGATTACCAAATTCATCAGGCAAAAGTATAACAAGTGACCTTCCGATTTCATCAATACTAGTAGTGAAATCTGTTCCAACCACAGCAATTTGTGCTGTAGGTGTCGACACTTTAATATTACTTTTCTTTATCTTACCACCGAATCCCGAAGCAAATCGAGCAGTGCCTTGTGCCATTCGTATAGCCATTTTGGATTTGGAGGGGTCGGGGTCGTAATATACCTCGTCTATCCAAACCTTGGTATGTTCTGTCAAATCCAGTTCTTGGTCACCCTTAAACTGAATCTTCATTCTACCATTTTGAGTCTTTGCTGTATCATACATCAAGACATCGGGTTCAGTATTTGCACTGACAATAGAGTTCTCTCCGTCTCTCTGAAGTCCTGCTGAACCCTTATGTTCTATAATCTCACCTATCGGTTCACCTGAAAGTGAACCAATAAGTAAAAGACTACTCGCCAGAATCTTTCTGAACGATATCAATATTTGCATTAGAAGTCACGAAAGACGCATCAATAATACCACTACATGACTGACCACTTGGACAACCTGTACTTCCACTTTTTTGAATGATGTCTATATCATTGGTAGAACCAGTTAGAACTGCAGTAATACTGTTATCAGTTGCATCTGATTGGTTCGTATTAATGTCATTTGATGAACCTGTCACAGTCCAGTTCCAAACTGCATTGTCACTATCTATCTTAGTAGTGAATACGTTTGATGAACCATTGACTGCTAAATCCCAATTAAGGTATTCTGCAGATGCATCATATCCAACGTCAATGTCAAATGTGTTAGATGAACCTGTCACAGTTCCTAACATATTTAAGTTATCTGCTGAACCTTGATAACCTACGTTCCAATCCATTGAGTTAGAATCACCAGTAAAAGTTAAGTTTACTGTTGAACTATCTGCAAGAAAAGGCCCGAACAATTTGTTGTTGTCTCCATCTTGTACTAATGTTAAGCTATTAGATGCACCAGTTATAATCATGTCTGCAGATGTTCCTGAGAAATCATCTAATCCGACTTTGTTTCCATAACCTCGTTGAGTGAAATTTAAAACTAAATTGTCACCTGACTGTTGTATCCAAATCTCGTTATCATCTGCACCAGCAGATACGAAACCAGTTAACCCTAATGATAAACATAATGTAATGAATAATTTATTCCTCATTTTGTTTTTCCTCTATATCGTGGAGTTCGTTTCTCCCATGAGTTCCATGGGGGTGACGATGTCCACCTGTTATTTCCCAAAAACCTCTATCGTGTCCTTGGTATATTAATTCTAAGACAGCAAGTTCGATTGCAGAACGAGTCGCTTTTGTGACCCCTTCATTCTCTGCTACACCATCTTCTATCTCAACAAGTTGTGTATCCATATCCACAAACTTGAACACATCATAACCACCACCCACACTAAGAATTGTCTTCTTAGTTTGGACATTTAATAAAATCTCTCCTGTAAGTGTTGAGATTCCTCTTAAACTTACAGTCACTACATCTCTTCTATATGAACGTGATGTTCCTACACCAAGTGTTCTTGCACCTCGTCCACCACTTTCAATGTTAGTGTCATAACCAACTATCCCACCATCAAGTAGGATACCAGCAAATAAGAGGGGTTGGATTCCTGTTGGAGAATCTTCATTACCTTCTTGATTTGCAAAGTCTTCTCTTGCACTTCGTATGATTTGTCTCTCTCTTACAAGTGCATCTAAATTTGTTCTCTCTACTACTCTAAACCATTTACCCTTTCCAGCAGTCTTCAATGCATCAATTAAGAATGCTTCTGCACCTTGAGTGACTGCAGTTGAGAATGATGCAACTCCGTCCATTCTCTTCCTTTGTCCTGTCTTATCTAGGAAACCATATACTGCAACAATCGGCATTGTCTCAGCAGGTGGTAAGTCTGTAAGTTCTTGATAGGTTGGTATCTTCACAACCTCTGCATTTTCAACACAAGTAAATGGTATTGCCTTTTCAACAAGAGTCTTAACATCTACAATGTTTGGGTCACAATTACTTGAATCTCTATTCATAGTAGGAACACTTGCACAACTACTGGCAAGTAAGACTGCAAGCCCCACTGATAAAAAATTTTTCATTTAGAAACTTCCTGTTCCAACTGGTATATCTAAAGTTGTTGTCGTTCCGTCCTCTGCAACAATTGTTAGTCTAATAAATTCTGCACCATCTTCTCCAACCAACTTTTCGTATGTGACTGTATTCCCTTCTATTGAGAAAACACCATATGATGCAGCTTCTCCGTTAGAGAACATATTTTCTACTAACTGTTTTGCTATCTGAGCATAGATTCTGCTCTCTACGTTCCTTAAAAATTTTGCAAGGGTGGTGTTATTTGCGTCCCTTTCTGCCTTTGCAATTCTATCTTCTATGTCTTGTGCTATCTTGTCACGTCTTGATTTCTCTTGGTTCTCAATTGTAAGATAGTGTGATGATTGTCCTATTCCACTGAATGAAGGACTTTTGAATTTGTGTACTATTTCGTCTGCACTAAGAGTGGTTGAGAATAGTAGTGTTAATAATATCTTTTTCATATACATTTACCGTTTCAATTATTTTAAGACCTTTTTCAAAATTTCTAGTATCAGTCTTCCATTTATTACTTGACCATTTTTCTGTTTTACCTGGCCAATAACATGTCTTACACCTATCTAAAGGTTCGTCACTATGTACATAATTATCAATATCTTCTGCGTTAGACCAATCAACACCTTCAATCCGTTCATTCATGGTGATTGTACATCTATACACACCTTCTTTTGAAAGTGATTTACAACTATCTTTTTGGTAGCAATTATTCCAATTACTCCAAATATCATATTCTATAGTATCCCACTTTTCACCAAAACGAACAAATGAATCTTGTTCCCAATAATCTACTTTTGTATTTGTAGATATTCGGTCTTCCAGTCCACTTAGTCTCATTGTTTCTCTTATATCGCCTAATTGTTTATAAACTGATATAATAATTCTATCATAACTTTTGAGAATATCTATAATCTCATTAGTTATGTTTAATCCATTGGTCACAATGGTTAGTGTTTCATAACACTCTTTATTCTCTCTAAGGTACTCTGTAATTTCTTTGAGTTCCTTGTGTGTTGTAGGTTCTCCACCTAGAACTTTAAGTTCTTCAACACATAAATCTAATCGGTTAAAGTTTTCAATAATGTCTTTAACATCATTTAACTTTAAGTAGGGTATTGTTATCTTACCCTTAGTATCATAATCTCCACCGTAATCTAAGACACTACAACCAGTGCAGTGTAAATTACAAGCGTTAGTTATGTATAAATCATAACTACCTTTTAGTAGTTTTCTTTTTTTCATTTTCACGGTATTCTAGAACAACATCAACTTTTTCTTTTAATCTAATTAAATCTTGGTCTAACATTCTAGTTTGGTCTATAACTCTAATCAATGCAAAATGCATTTTTTCTATTTCAGGGTCTATGTGTTCACTAATAAAGTTCCACACAAAGTACACAAAATAACCTAGTCCGACCATCATAACAACTGGAAACCCATAATCAGTAATTAATTCTACAATCATTGGGACTTCTTGTTCCATTAGTCCCTCCTCACATCAAGTTTACCATCTTCTATAAAGTTCTCTGCACGTGCAACTCTCTCTATATCAGGCCTTAGTTCTAAAGCACTTGACACTAACATGTCAATCTTAATCATCTCATTTGACATTGTTCTTGCACGATTCTCTAAACTCTCACAAAACAATGTTAATGTTTTAATACTATCAACTATGCCTTCCATGATTTGTCTAATAATTAAAAATATGAATACTCCCATGACTAATGCCATTGCAATTGGAACACCCACATCACCTATCAAATCAAATATTGCTTCCATACCCTTATTTATATAAAAAAAGGGTGCATTTCTGCACCCTTCTATGAACTATTGTTTAAAGTTATTTAACAGACGATATCTGTTTTATCACTTCAGCTTTAGTGCCAGATTTCTTAACCTTAATCTGTTTCTTCTCTGCAAGGTCAAAAAGTTGAGTTTTTGTCAACTTCTTAAGTTGTGCAGTAGTAGGAACATCTGATTTAGGTTTGGAAACTGTAGTTTTACTTACAACTTTTTCTTCCTTCCCGTTAAGAAAGTAGATAAGAACTGCAAGTCCAACTATTACTAGTATTGCGTATTCCATAATATTCTCCTATTTATTTATCCAATAATGGATTTTTATCTTTTGCTTTGCCTATTGCAAGCGCCAAGATTTCTAAGTATTTATACACCTTAGCCCATACCTTATCATCGGCAGGTGTTGGTGTCATTGCTACTATAACTGAACAAATTGATATTACAATTGGTACAATCATTAATAAATTCCAAATTCCCATAACAAAGTCTATAATGCCTGAAAACATATAAATCTCCTTTGATGTTATTTAACCTTATATTTAGGTATTTGTACTACCAATTGAGTATTTAGTGGTTAGTTTCCAGTCCTTTTTCTCTTTATATGGTATGATTTTAACTTGTGATAGGGGTACTGTAGGGGTTTCTATTGTAGTTGGCACTACAACAGTTAATAGTTTCCATTGTTGTAAAAGATTGCATATAGTGTTTCTTCTACCCAAGTCACTCTCTTCTATAGTTGTCGGTTTACCGTCTAACTGGAATAACTCTTTAAAATGGACTATGTAGTATTTACCTCTTTTGTGTAATATATGACATGATTGAAATAATTCTTGCTCACGTCTTGAAGCAATACCGATTCTTGATAGGGTTTCTCTTATTTTTAGGAAGTCGTCTCGTTCTGCGAAGGTCACTTCAACTAACTTTTCGACTAATTGGTCTTGGTCATTCATTATCTTTTCCACCAGTTTTCATTCTTTTTTTCATGTTTCGGACATCACTATCTGATAAAATACTCATGTAGTCTTTGGCTTCTTTTGTACTTATATCGTATTATTGTTTTATGTCATCAAGTTTTTTAATAGTATATGGTTTTTGCCACTTCGAGAACCTTTGTCTTTTCCTTAAAGTATTTAGGAAAAAAAGGTATTGAAGACGGTTTTCCGTACCGTGCCTGATGTTCATTTCATTAGAAAAAAAGACTGAATCTTGGTGATAAGATAAAGCCTTATTGGTTAGAAATGGTGCATATGCTTTCTCTTCGATTTCGTCAACCATAATATCCTTCTTATCAGAAGAAACGGATTTTACAAAATCAAAAGGATTTGTTTTAGACATTATGTAGATTTTACAAATGCATCTATAAGGTTTTGACCACTGAGAGCATGACCAAACATCACAACCTCATCAGTGTCTAGAGTCCGTCTTACCGAACAATCGTTGTATTCAATGTCTAAGACGCTCCTAGACCCCTTTGCAGTGTCTTCGGGTCTTGTATCGTAATGCATTGAATCTAGTGAATGTGCATGTACGGCTTTAACACCTTTTGCCCATTTTTCTGCTTCTAGTAAAAGTCTTTGTGCCTCTACAGTTTCGTCATATTGTGTCATGTATTATCTCCATCTCTATATTCTACACTATGTTTCATAAACAATTTGTCTGCCTGTCTTTGCATAGACCTTTCCACTTGTTTATCCAACCAATTTCTAAACCATTGTCTTAACTTACCCATTATTTGAATTTACACTCCGACATAATTTCAGTTAGACAAGCAGTGAAGTTAATTTCT